TCCCACCTAAAATAGCCTTAGGCGCAACGGTAATAGCCTTAATCGAAGTTTTCTTCGGGTTAATGGAAAAGTATTCTGGAGCGGAATTTATTACAATGTTCTTTTTTGTTGGAACAATCGTATGTTTTGGCTACCTTTTGGAAATAAATTTTGTCAACAAAGGGGTTGAAGCATACGGTTTAGTTGAGCCAAAAGTAATCAAAAGACGTAAAAGAAGGGTCGTTGTAAAAAAAGTCACGGAAGATGCACCAAAAGAAAGTCAGGGTTATGTAACTTCGTTTCAAACGATAACACTTTGAGGACATACATCGGGGTTGACCCAGCAATAAGAATAAACGGAATGGCGGCTTGTATCATTCAAGGCAAAGAGGTAAGATTCACGAAATACAAAAGGTTCGTGGATTTTATCCTCGACGTTCCAAAGTGGACACAATACGAAAACCCTGTTGTACTGGTTGAAGATTCCAGCCTACAAAATGTAACTTTCAACTCTTCCATTAACCGCGCTATCCTTTCCCGTATGTCCCGAAACGTCGGCATGAATCAAGGTGCATCAAGAATAGCTTATGAATGGATTAAGGAAAACGGGTACGAGGGTTACAACATCAGCCCTGAGCAAAAGGGGAAGAAGTGGAAAAAAGAAATATTTTTAAAAATCTTCCAAAGCGAAGGTTATAAGTTTGAACCAAATTTTAAAACTGCCAAAATAAGTCAGGACGAAATCGATTGTTTTACTCTTGCTTTACAGGCTAAAAATTACCAAAAACATGAAAAGAAATAGTGAATTAATAGACGGCATCGAAATCAGCACTTGGAAGGAAATTGAAAGGATTGCTAAAACTTACCCGAAACCGATTAGATTTTCAGACGGTTTAAATAGCAAAATAGCATTATTAAAATTTTATCTTGAGCCATTACTTCCAAACGGGAAGCCGCCTATTGAGTCAATGGACAAAGGGCGAATGCTTACAATCGCTTATCGGTTGTATAAAAGCACGGACGGGGACACCGTCACAAATTTATCTTTGAAAATTATAAATCAAATTATAAACTAAGAAATTGATTACGTTTGTTTTATGTTATTTAGTTTAGGAGTGGTGAATTAGAGGGTTGGCAGTTGCGTCAACCCTTTTCATTTTAAAAGGTAACCCCTTGCGTCTTTGCGTAATCAACCACCGCCCGTGCATGACAAAGCGCCAATGTATCTTGGAAGGCTGGGTCGAACATCATGACGGCATCTTTGTAATTGGTAAAGAAACCGTTTTCCGATAAGACGGCTGGCATACTGGTTTGGCTCAGTACAAAGAAATTAGCCTCCTTGTCTGGGTCATTGTCAATCGTGTCCATTCTATAAACCCATTTTGGGAAAGCCTCCTTGACTTCATCAAAAAGGAAGGTGGCGTAAATATCAGCCTTTGTTTGCCCGATTGATGTAAACACTTCAAAGCCCCTTGCGGTTGGTGTTGCTGCGTTGCCGTGGATACTGAGGAACAAGGAAGCCTCATAGTTCTGGGCGTTCATGTTTGCCTTTGCTACGCGCTTAGTAAGGCTAATATCAATGACAGGGTCGTAAACATTGATAACCGACAATCCCCAGTCCTTTAAATACTGCTCAATCTTTGCAGCGACTTCCCTGTTGAATACGCCTTCAAAAAACCAACCGTAACCGTGGAACATTGAGTTGTTATGCTGGAAGCACTTTGAGGGGTAGGTCGTATAATTAAAGGGTAACTTTTTCTTTGCATCGATGCCGCCGTGACCAGCGTCAAGGAATACACAAAATTTACTTGCTTTCATATTTTATATTTTTAAGGGCGACGCAAATCAATGCACCGCCCTGTAAACGCATAAGGTAGCGATTCTCTGCGCCTATAATTTAAACCCGATAAGCGAAAAAGCTGCGGAAATCAAAGAAAATTTGGGCGGTAAACTAACCGAAATCTCCTTCCCAGCACATTCGCGGCTTGTCTCCTTGATTTTATCCCAAATGATTTGAGCAAGTTGGATATATTCTCTCCAAGTAAACCTAACTTTGTTGCCTTCCAAATGAACATTGATTTCACTTGCAAGTTCCGCAAAGTTCATTGAGTAACAAGCCACATCGCCCATAGGTGACTTTATTCCCTCTGCATTTTTAAGGGCATCTTTTAAATTAGTTTGTACCATTTTATTTTGTTTTAACGTCTGAAAAATCTAAGAATAATTGTACCAATATTTGTTCCAGTTATGGATTTTATATTTTCCGAAATACTAAACAATTCCGTAGCTGCAATAATGAAGCTGACAGAATAGGTGATTTGCGATGGCAGTTGAAAAGTAATACTTGCCCCGTGAAAAATCATTATACCGCAGAAATAGGTTACCACCTTTTGCGATGTGCGATAAAGCCCTTTGCTCGTTATCGGCTCGCCCCTTTTCTTTGCCGCCATGATTCCCGTGACCGTGTCTGCAAAAACGACAAAGATTGTAAATATCAAGAAATGTTTGATGGGTAGGAAAAACGAGAATAGCACTCCGCAGCAAATGGAATAGGCAATGCCATCGTAACCAAGTTTAAAAATGTTGTAGATAACTGCTTTCATTATTCAAGTTTTATTAACCTTACATCACCATCCACCGTTGCAAACTTGCCATCAGCATATTTGTACAAGTCGTATTTAACACCGTTAAAGGCAAAGGAAACTTGATTAGTAAATGTAGATAAAAGTAGATTTGTTGAAATAGAATAAACCTTGCCATTGTCTGGGTTGAATATAAGCCGCTTGTTTACATTTAACTCAATCTTACCATCAATAATTTCACCGTTAAAGTTTAACTTCCAATCTCCCAAAAACTTTGCCGTGTCTCTTTGAGCCGTTGTAAAATAGACAGGCTTACCGCTTATTTGTTGGTGCAAATCATTGTAATAATTTATCCTTTGTACGGCTTTGCCCTTTGTAATAATAGGCTTTGCATGAATGGCTAACGTGTTACTTTGCCTTTCGGCATCGGTAACAAGGCTTTGAATGGCAGTTGCAGAATCGCCCAATATTTGCTTTGAGCCTGTAACTGTGCTATCAGACAAAGTCGTTTGCTGAATGATGTAATAGATGTTACCTTGCTTTTGGATGTACACCGTGTCTTTGACAACGTCTTGAGCAAAGGAAAACAAGGGAAGGAATAAAAATAGGTATCTCATTTTATTTATTTTCAAGGTTAATAATTCTTTGTTCAAGGGCTTTGATGAGGGCTTGTTGCTCTTGAATGGCTTTTGTAAGTGTAGCAACAATAGCATTATAATCTACTTGCATATCTCCATCGCCCATTGACGAAGCAGCGTTCGGGATAACGTCCATAACATCTTGTGCTATAAAGCCTAAATTTTTGTATTCGTTTAAATTTCTTGAAATATCATTCCAATTAAATTGTACTGGTTTTAATTTTAAAACATCTTGTAAGCCAAAATTTATTGTATCAATAGAGTTTTTTAAATTAAAATCAGAACCATTAAACAAATCTCCATCCGCATCTGTCCGTAAATCAGTTATACTTGTCAAACCTGCAAATCTTACGTTGCTTGTTGTGTGAAATTGAACGGCTGGACTTGAAACTCCTATGCCCACATTTCCTGCTATCGTTGTACCCGTACCACTTGCGCCCGTAGCAAATATAATATTTTTTATTACCACTTGATTACTGCCGCCTGCGGTTGGAAGTTTATTTGAATTACCTAAAACCAAATTTCCAGATGCGCTACCTGTTATATTATCGCCTGCATTGCCTCCTATAAATACATTGCTTTCTCCTGTTGTAGTTTCACCTGATTGATTAAAAGTAAAATCGCCTAAACCAATATTACTTCCCCCCGTGGTATTACTTCTTCCAGCGCTTTGTCCAAAAAAGAAATTACTTCCGCCAGTTGTATTATTTCTTCCAGCATTTATACCAATAAAATTATTTCTGTCTCCTGTCGTATTTGACAAACCAGCTGATTCTCCAATAAATACATTATCACTTCCTGTTGTATTACTGCCTCCAGCATTACTTCCAAAAAAATTATTATTATTACCTGTTGTATGTACATCTCCAGCATTACTTCCAAAAAAATTATTATTTAAACCTGTGGTATTACCGTTACCAGCATTTATACCAAAAAAATTATTATTTGACCCAATAGTATTTTCTTGTCCCGCACCCGACCCAAAAAAATTATTATTTGAACCACTTGTGTTTTCTAACCCAGCATTGCCACCAAAAACATTATTATACGACCCTGTTGTATTTTTTTGACCAGCATTTAAACCAAAGAAGTTATTTCTTATACCAGTTGTTCTTGCAGCACCTCCTGTAAATGCAATAGTTGTACTGTTTGGCATTCGCAAACTATTATACAAAGTTGCTGCGCCATCGTCTTGTCCAGCAAATATAATAGGTGCAGAACCTGTAATTTCTACAATTGAAATGTCATCTAAATTACCCGTATATGAAGAAGTTGTTATACGAAATCCACCTGTTGCAGATGTTGGTAACAAAAGAATGATATTTATACTTACATTATATTGAGGAATAGCCAAAGTAACATTGCCTAATGCTATGGTTGCCGTACCTGATGAATAACTACTTTGTGTATAGGTTATTTCATAAGCCCTACCAGATATAATAGTGTCTGGCAAAGTTGTATAGGTTAAATTTCCCGTTGCCGCAGTTGCAACAGCTTTAGTTCCATTAAATGTCCATCCTGTACCTCTTGTCCAATTTGTCGTATCAGATGCAAATGTTTGTTCTGATAAAAATGTGCTTCTTGAAGGTTCTTGACTATTTTTTAATATTAAATTTGAAGTCAATGTCTTTGCTCCACCTACCGTTTGCGTTGTCGTCAAATCTACAAAGTTTTGCGTAGCACTTCCAGTCCCCCCATTTGCCACAGGCAAAGTGCCCGTTACTTTATTTCCAGATAAAGAAATAGCACTTGTATCTATCGTCCATGTTGCTCCACTATTTGTAACATCAATATCTCCTTTATCTCCATCACTTACTCCACCACCACCTGTATATTGAGGTATATTTAAAGTTGCTCCAGTTAGTGTTGCCGCACCGCTTGTGCCTGTTGTAGTTAAAGTTAATGTATTTTGTTTTGCCGCAAATCTTGACGTAAGATTTAAAGCTAATGTATCTGACTGCGTAAACAAAAATGATGTATCAGCTGCCAAAGTTCCCGATGTTGTTATTGTGCCACCTGTTAAGCCTGTGCCTCCTGTTATGCTTGTAACCGTTCCAGCACCACCACCACCAGAGCCGCTTATTTCATTCCATTTTGGTATTGCACTTGCTTTAAAAAAATACAATTTTTTATTTACGGTATCAAGAACAAAATATGCTGCTGTGTCGCTCTTTGCCGTCAATGTGGTATCAGCCGCCACGCCCCGATAAATCAGCCCATCAGCGGTGGTCTGTTCTCCAAGCGTTATCTTTTGATTGCCATTGCTCGGGTACTGTGCCCATGCAAGGCAAGGCAAAAGGAAGAGGAAGAGGGAAAGGAGTTGTTTCATGTTTTTGTTTTTTATGATTAATTACCAGCCATTTTTACCCATTCAAATCCATTGCTTACCATTGTAGTCCATTTACCTCCACCCGATACAAGTATTTCAGATGTATTTACAAGTGTATTTGGTGGCGTTGGGTCTTTAAGTGGTTGTACATTTGAACTTGCAGAATTAACCGCACCCGTTCCAGTATTTTTAATAGTAATCATTTTATTGTTATTTAAAGATGGAGAGGGTAACGTAATAGTAATAGTTGAATTACTTGTAATACCTAAATAATAATTACTGATTCCAGATAAATTACCGATTGTTTGACTTGTATTATTACTTGCCGCAATTTGATTTCCACCTGAGTTTATTGCATCAATACGACTTGATAACGAAGCCGTATCTGTTTTATTTAATTTTAAGTCAATTCGTGTTGAAAGAGAAGCCGTGTCTGTTGCGCTTAACTTTGCATCAATACGACTTGATAACGAAGCGGTGTCAAGGTTGGTTAAAACATTGTTG